ACAGTCTGTGACTGCTGGGACTGCGACGGTACAAACGACAGGTGCGCGTGTTGACGCGGTTTTGTCTCAGCCTTCGGTGGGGTGGCCTGTGGCGGATCGCAGCATTGAGACTGGGGCGCAAACGCTCGGGGCGGATGTTTTTGAGGGCGGCGTGCTCGATTATCTAATTCAGGTTGAAGCGTCAGAGCAGGGGCAGTTGTTCATTGGCAAAAACGGTTTTGTCAACTTCATCAATGGCAACAAAACTATTGACTCGACTGGTGTTGTTGCCTCGTTTTCGGATGATGGCACAGGCATTCCTTACTCGGCAACATCAGTGAATTATGGAACCGACTTGCTTTACAACCAGGTTGAGTCAACTTCGCCTGCTGGCACTGCTGTTGCAAACAACATTGTGTCTCAAGACAAGTATGGGATTGCTGCAACGAGCGTTGACACTTTGTTGAATACTCAAAATCCCAATCCTCAATAACACCCGTGAACTGCACGATGCCACCCGTAGTGATACGGATCGCGCGCCGAGGAATAATGTTGCCGTCATAAGGGCTTGCAGTGTTCAACGGATCAAACAAACGCGTTTCATTGTTCAACACCACCGACAACTGACCGGCAGAAAACCTGTCAAGCTCACGGTTACGCCCACGCTTCACAGACGCAGAAACAACAGAATCAGTAATATCAATCCAAATCGGGCCAGCCACCCTATATGTAGCATTGCCAACAAGCCCTCGAACCGGATCACCAACACGAAAATAGGGCGCGTCACCAGTGGTGAGAAGAAACGAAACCTCAACAGTAGTTGCAACAGACATTACGCCCCCACAAACACTGCACCCGAAGTGCGCTCATACCTCTTAATGGCGTTCACAATGATTTCACCAACAGACGCGTCAGCCTTCATAGTTGAGATGTTGATGTTGTAAACGGCACCGCCACCCTTTCCGCCCATCATCGCCCCAAGTTTATTCAACGGAATCACAGCTTCAGGCTGACCAGCCTCACCAATCGTTGCCAAAGTTCCGCCAGGTCGTGGCATCACAATGCCACCCGTCGCCAACTTCACACCCGGCACGCCTGCACCTGTCGCAAAGTTCATCTTGCCGTTAACGCTCAGGCTACGCCCGTCATACCCAAACAGCTCAGCCAACCAGCCGACAGCCCTAGCAATGCCGTCAATGAACGGTTTGAGCATGGTGTCCATAAACCACTTCAAAATGTCCCCGAAGCCCTTGATGAGTGGCACAGCCAACGGCAACAACGAAACAAGCATCACAGACAACGGCTCAATGATTGCAATAAAAACTTCCATGAGCTGAGGGCCGATTTCCTCAATGATCGGCAAGAAAGCGTCAATGAGTGCGAACACAATCGGCACAAGCGCAGTGATGATGTTGAGCAACGGTGGCAACATCCGTTCAATCAACGGCGCAAACGCCTCAACGAGTCGCACCAGAATCGGCACAAGCGGAATGAAAATTGCCATCAGCAAATCCATCAGTGGCGGCAACAATGTTTCAATAAGGCTCACCAGCGGTGGCAGGATGCCCTCAAGCAACGGAACAAACGCCGCAACAAGCTGACCGACGAGTGGCGCGAGCATGGTGATAATGTCCAACAGTGGTGGCAACAAAACCATAATCAAATCCATGAACGGATCAAGCAACGGAATAATCACATCAATAAGCGTGCCAAATGCCATTGTCAAAGCTTCAATGAAAGTTGCAAACGCTGGTGACGATGTGAGGGACTCCACAAAAGTTGCCAACACCGGCACAAGTTTCTCAACCGCTGGCAACATTGCCATTCCAACAGTCTCTTGCAGATTCTCAAAAATGACTTTGAGCCGGTCAAACGGTGAAGCCATCGCCTCAGCCATGCCCGAATATTTAGTACCAAGCGTGTCAATGAGATATTGTTGCGCGCCAATCTCATCGTTAGTGTCAAGCATCGCCTGATAGGTGGCCTTCTGCTCATCACTGAACACCACACCTTGACGAACAAGTTTTGACATGGCAGTCTCGGCGTCACCGGCGATTTTGACGAAAGCCGAGCCGATACTCCCGATATCGCGCCCCGTGCCGGCAGCCACATCCGCCGCAACCGTCGCAAGATTCGCAATACCGTCAGTACCCAACTGAGCCAACTGAGGAACAGCCAGCCAAGTTTTCTCCATCGACAACAAAACCTCGTCATCAATACCAGTCAACTCGGCAAGCTTCTTTGCGTGATCCTCGAGCGCGCCCGTGGCCACAGCAATATCCGCCGCACTCGAACCAAAAACGCCAGCGTTAATTGCCGCCTGCTCAAGCCCCTTGCTTACCTTCCAAGACTCGTCAGCCGCCCTCAAAGACGATGCCGCAAAAACAACCGCCCCGGCGCTCGCCGCAGCAAACGCGCCAGCAAGCACGCCCCCAACACCCTTAGCAAACCCGCTCAGTCGGTCAAGACTATTCGAAGCGTCTCTAACACCAGTGTTGTCAAACTTAGAAACAATAGGTATCCGTAATGGCACGCCGTCACCTCAATTCTTGGTTCACACGGTCAAGCCACTTCTCAGTCAGCGACTCGGCCAATTTGTAAATTGAATCCTTGAACGGCATGAACGCCTTGTAAACATAACGCCCACCCTTTTGCCAACCGGAAACACGAATATTCAGCATCCCCACAAACCACGGGCCACGCGCATCAGTAGGCGAACCGTTCGGATTTTTTGAACCGGCAAACTCTGAAATGTACATACCGCGAGCATTACGCCCGGCATCAACATTGATTGTTACCAGATCGCCCCAACCGAAACGCTGCCTGCCAGGTCGGGTGGAAATGGTTGCCTTGACATTGCCCCACTGTGTTGCACCGTTGTGATTGGTCATGCCTGACAGTGGTGCGCCGTTACTGTTGGCCGAATCAGCAATTTTTCGGGCAGTGCCACCAATGCCTGTTCGCATGGAACGGCCCAAATCGTTCAACAGCTCTTTATCGACACGGCGAAGAATCTTCGCCACCATCGCCAAATCCTGCGCGTTCACCTCTGCACGCATCTGAACCGTCATGGCTCAAGTCTACTGAGCACCCTGTTCCCGAGTGCGTGACACAGCGACAAGATACCGTTGCATAGTCCACAACATTCGAGGCTCAAGTTCCATCAACTCTCGTGGCGAAATCTTGAATTCATGTGAGAGCTGTGCAAGTGTCCAATGCAAACTCCACGCCCCGAGAGGTTCTATTTTTTTGAACTGTTGCCTTCTTTGACAAGCTGGATGGTTTCAACCCATGGCTCAAACTCCAGCTCAGTATTCTTTGTGCGCTTCTCAACCGAATACGCCAGAAAGAAAAGGTGTGTCAGCTTAGGTGTGGCCAAGCCTGCAATGCTCATGTCAAAGTGAGCTTCAAAGCGCATCAAATCAACAGCGATGGCACTAACCGTTTTGGCAGTACCATCGCTGAAGATGATTTCAAGATCAATAGGGTTCATGCCCCTATCTTATAGTGTTACGCGGTTGCGCGTGCAAACGCACCAGCGGCAGCCCATGTGGTTGAGAAGGTGAGCAGGTCACCAACCGAACCGGCAACAGGCGAATAACCGCTGAGAACCACAGGGCAAGTCCAGCGAGGGTTCGAGGCACCAATGCTTGTCCCGTTCGGCATGACCGTAACGGTGCCGACAGCACCCCACGCGTTCGACAGAGTAGCGTCAACTGACGAGCTGAAGTCTTGGTGCCAGTCAAGCGTAACCGATCCATCTTTCAGGCCAACGGTGCGTGTGCGCCACGAGCCACCAAATGCGGTGGTTTCAATTTCGTCAGCCGACTGCTCAATCGTAACCGCGGCAATGTGGTCACTGAAGTCAGTACCGTTGACGGTGACCACAGCGTTAGTGAAGACCTGTTTAGGCATATTCTGTTTCTCCTAGTTTCCGTAAACGGTGACAGTGAAATCTGCCGCCAAATAAGTTATATCCCCTATTGTGACACTGCCAACATTACTCATGCCCTCGACACGACAATCAAACGCAGAACCGCCCAACGAGCGTTCAGACTCAATCGCCGTCTTGATAGAACCAGTGCCAGGCGAAATGTATGCGTCAAGTGTGCGCTGTGCAGTGCGCTCAGAAATGCGCCCCACAACCACAGTCACCATGAAACTATAAGTTGTCAGGCCACCACGCAACGCCCCGTCATATTCCACCGTTTGCAACGAAATCACAGCCACAGGTGGGTTGACTTGATCGGGGATTGTTTCCGCTACTCGAAGCCCACGAATAGTGCCGAGGTTGTCGCCCAGCCCTTTGCGAATAAGTGCGATGCTCAAGCGATGCTAACTTTCGCATAAGGCGCAAGCAACGCCTGGACATCCGAGTCGATGCGACTCACCCGGATAGCCCCGAGGTCACCCATGCCAACAACACCCAACGGCGAATCAAAGCGCTTGAACAGGCGCTGAGACAAAATGACACAAGCCAGGCGCACATCAATCGGCACCGCCGACCAACCAAAAACGCCCGCCACCTGCACAGTCACATTCCGCATGATTGGGAAAGTGTAATTGCCGATGGCGCGCACCCGCGTATACGGCTGTGTGAGCCCGCCCACAATGCCGTTAGTCGGTTCGAGCTGGTAGTCAGCCACGCCCCAAGTTGTATCCCACGCGGTTTGCGCCGTCGTTTTGAGCGTGGTCAGCGTCACAAGGTCATCAATCTCCAACAAGAAATTGTCATCCGCCCGATAGGTGCGTGTCGCCGTCGTCGGATAAAACACCCGCTGGCAGTAAGAATCAATCTCACGCGATGCCGCCTCGATGCTCATTTCGATGAGGCTATCGTCTACCGCGTCAGTAATCCGAAGCGCGTCTTTGACCTGCTGTAGCGTTGCATAGCCATTACTAATCATGAGGCTATTTTAGGCGCGCCTTCAACGCTGTGGTGCTTATCCCCACCGTATAAGGCAAAAAGACTAGAGCGATGTCGCGCCGTTCCAAATACTCGCGCGTGAGCCCCGTCTGTTTCAAATAGTCTTTGCCCAACCAGTCAGAGCCAACTACCAGCAAGTCAGGCTTCACCTCATCAATGAGCACTTTGCAATCCTCATTGCCCTTATTGATTAGCACATCATCAACCCACCGGATAGCCCGCAACATTTCAAGGCGTTCCACCAGCGACATCACCGGGTAACTGCCCTTATAGCGTTTTATGAA